CCTCCCCCCCACCAACCTGATAATTGTCTTGTCCAAGTCCATTTGAGATGGAATGGTATCGAGACGTTCAGGTGCTGTATATGTAACGCTTCCGCACCGCATCTCTTTGAAAAAGAGGTACAGTGGTTGGCGTTACATGCATAGCAGGTGAGGGAAAGAGGGATCATAGGACTGCCTTCCAAGGCAGAACTTACTACAAGGAGGTGCTATTTGCAACACTTCAACCGATCGCGAAATGATTTCCTGTGGTCGCCGACTGAAAAGGTGGGTTATACCCACACTTCAGATCCAAGCGGTCAGACAGGAGATCGCTATGTTTACGGAGGCCAAGATGGCATCTGTAAATATGGTTCAGAACGGAGTATCAGTGACACCATGCATCCGGGCTATCAGCGCCTAAGGGCGCGTGGCAATGTGGTGCTTGGTGATCTACTGATTTCCAAGTATGAGCGGTCAAATGTACGCGAAGGTGATCTGACATTCGGTCAAGGATGGGGTAACCCATTAGCCCTTTGGGGGCATGAACGAGTGACAGGTGACATGGCTGCGTGGGTTGAAGGGAGACTGGTGAATCCGCTTACAGTGCAAAACGACTGTAACTTGGCGGCAGATCGGGCCTTAATTGAGGCCTATGCCAAAATGAAGGAAACACCTTTGATGGCTGGTGAGTTTTTGTCTGATTTAGACAAAACCGTGTCCATGCTCCGGCACCCCGTCTTGGGGGCGAGAAACGTTGCAGCTAAAATGTTGCTGCAGCGGAACAAGCTCCTGAAGCGGAAAGTACAAACAGCTAAGGAAGTCCAAAAAGCGAACGCGCAAGCGTGGCTTGAGGGCAGATATGGCTGGACGCCGTTGGTTCTTGATATGCATGAAGCAATCAAGCAATCTCACAAGCTGTTAAGGCTTGTAGAAGGGCGGCGTCGTCTTGTAGCCAGAGGTGGTCAAAGGTTTACAGGAGAAATCTTGAAAACCGAGACCATCGCAGGAGGAATGCCTCGATTCAATGAGGCATTATGCAGTACTCTGTTCTCAATGGAGGGCAGAGTTGATGCAGGAGTGATCTACGAAGTGTTTAATTACACGACGGTAGATCGTTTAATGGCGATTCTCGGGCTTCGGCTCTGGGATGTACCAGCAACGATTTACGAGACCATTCCTTTCTCCTTTGTCTGGGATTGGTTCACCAACACAGGGAAATGGATACAGGCGGTGACGCCTAACCCCGGTATTGATATCCGGGGCAACTGGGTAACCACCGTTGTTAAGACTGACATTGAGTTTTCAATGAAGGCTCGAGCAGCGCTTGGTCCTAGTGGTCCTTATCCTTTGACTTGGTGGGAAGGTGACGGAGGCGGGTCTCATCGACGATGGGAAACCGTATCTCGCGAAATCAACCGAGAACTGGCAAACACACCTGAGTTTACGATGAATCTGTCGTTACTCAAAGCCGTTGATGGAATAGCCCTCGGATTGGGTCAAGTTATGACTCTTCTCGGCAGGCTACGTCATTAACAAAAGGAGTATACTCACATGGGACTGAAAACAATGTCTCTCCAAGCCGGTGCCACTGTAAGTGCGTCTGGCGGAACTGCCCAGGTTTTTGCCACAGATGGCATAACCATTCCCAATGGTGTTCACCTGATAGTGCCGGCTGATGCCGACTATCAGACTCGTCGATCGGCAACGGTTAAATACAAACCGCCCGTCCTCGAACCGAAAACCATGACGTTCAGCAAGGATAAGAAAACGATCTCTTATTCCTGGCCTTGCGTGCAAGTAGACGGCAGTCTTAAATTTGCTGTTTTGCGCGTTGAGCGGGAAGTCCCCGTTACGATGTCGGCTGCAGACTGCGTTCTGATGAATACAATCGGGGCGCAGCTGTTGACCGATGCGGATACGGCGGGCTTTTGGGCAACTGGCGATATGACTTAATCGTCAGTATCGTCCTCACTAAAACCATTGGAGGAACGAATGAAGAAGGGCAAAGTCCGTAAGCAGACCGAAGAAGAATATTCGGTCGACCAGATGATGACCAATGTGGCATCATCCCTCGTCAGGGATTTCCAAGCTAACTTAAACGACCCCTGCTTTTGCAGTGGATTCCTGGAGAAGCTTCGCCAAGGATCCATAGCTGGGATACGTGAGTTAGGTCCTGCACCGACTAACCAGATGGATGTAGCAGAATACAAGGCTACATATCAAATGGGGTCGATTTTAAAGAGGTATAGATATCAGACGGATATCTACAGCGATGATGAGTTGACCGCAAAGGCAATATTAACCTTCCGCGAAACTCAAAATCGACTGGCAAGCCAGAACCTGGACAGCCTGTGTGAAACATCACAGGCTGTTCTTGATTATGCCGCCAGTTACATTGCCCGCGTTTTAGGCATGTACAGCGATGAAGAACATCGTTCACTCTGCAGGTTTGGAAAGAAGGCGTCGGTTGGCATTCCTGCACGTAAGGCTTGTGAAGCCGAACGCTGGGAATTGCCGATTTCCGGCTCCCGTGAGCAGATTGACTGGTTTGATTCAGAAATGAGTCAAGTTCAAGCTGTCCAGGAATACTGGGCTGCCCAGAAGGCAGAGTGGGGTCTTCCCGACCTCGCCACCTACCAGGAAGTTAGCTCCCTGACACTGACGCTAGTCCCCAAAACGTTTAAATCGCTGCGCGCAATCATGCCGAACACCACTATTGGCTCATATCAGAGCTATGGTCTAGGCGAGATGATGCGTTTGCGATTGCGTCGGGAAGGGTTTGACATTCGGCGCCTTCAACATCGGCACCGTCGTCTTGCTCGGACAGCAAGTGTGTATAATATGCACACCACTGCTGACCTGTCGAGTGCATCCGATTCAATTTCGGTGCAGCTTTTACATCGACTTCTCCCTCCAGACTGGTTCGAGGTTTTGAATCAGTCACGGATTGGTTTTGTCGATCTACCTGATGGTTCCACTGTAGAGAGTTTAACTTTCTGCACAATGGGCATAGGGTACACATTTCCGTTGCAAACGTTGGTCTTCCTGTCCCTCTTGAAAGCGATTGAAGCGACGTTGTATCATCGCTCCGATCGTAGACTTATCAGCGTGTATGGTGACGATATGATTTATGCGTCGCGCATGCACAAAGCTGTGGTCTACTTCTTTGAGAAGTTTGGTTTCATCATTAATCTTGATAAGACTTTTGATGAAGGCCATTTCAGGGAGTCCTGTGGTGGTGATTACTACCACGGGGTGGACGTACGGCCGTTCCAACCCAGGAACGGCTCGGCAATAGTACGCAAACGAGCGTACGAAGCCATACTCTACAAGTTTGTCAACGGACTGTTGGCACGCTGGACCGAGTATGAGATTGGAAGGACGCTGCAATACCTAACGACGGAAATAGAATCAGTTACGGGCAAGAGTAAGCTCGTTCCTGGTGACTATCCGGACGATTCAGGTATCAAGTGTCCTACGCTTACGCACTGGGAGTTTCTAGTGCGTGACAAGTGTGCTCAACCAAGGCATGTTGGACATGGTGTCTTTCGATTCTCATATCTCAGGTTTGATGTTGACTTGAGAAAGGAGAACCGCCATGGACCCTACCTTTGGGTTGCACTTAGTGGAGCTGTCACACCAGTTCTTGATTTTACTGGTGAACCAGCTTTGGAGCGTCTTCATAACTTACCTGGGGTTCTGAAATTGTTCCCTGGTGGAGTTGAAGAGAAGGTGTCTCTCCTGATAACAGAGGAAGACACGCCAATCAAGATGTTCCGGGGTTTATCGGGACATCGCTTCCGCCGAACATCTACTTATGTGGCGATCAGCCACACCGGTAGATACACGCGTCAGTCCGGGACCGCATGTTTTGCGGACCGCAGATAGACACGGCCTCAGCCGTCCTATAAAATCTGGC